GCTGTTTTATCCGAGCGAGGAACTTAGCAAAACACCTCAAGTATGGAATCATAAGCCAGTCGTAGTTTATCACCCATCCGCCCCGGACGGTTCAGCCTTGAGCGCATGCAACTCAGATATTCTATCAAGGCGCGGTGTTGGTCTAATAATGAACACACGATTCGAAGACGGCAAATTAAAAGCCGAAGCGTGGTTAGACGAATCACGAGCAAATAAAATCGACGAGCGTATTGCTCAGGCCATTGAAAAGAATCAAGTGATGGAATTATCAACTGGCTTATTCACGGACAACGTTGCAGAGTCTGGTGAATGGAACGGCGAAAAGTATGACCGCGTTGCACGAAACTTTAGGCCAGACCATTTGGCATTATTGCCTGACTTGAAAGGTGCTTGCTCGATTGAAGACGGCGCGGGATTTTTACGGTTGAACGCAGTGCCTGGACAGATTAAAATCATTAATAATGAAATGTCATTTGACAACATTCGCTCAATGCTCAATAGTTGGTTGCAAGAAAAGAATAAAGATTTAGACGTTTGGGTGAGAGACGTTTACTCAGACTTCTTTGTCTTTACAAAAAATGCAAAACTTTTTAAAGGAGATTATACTGTAAAAGACAATGCTGTGACTGTCACCGGCTTATTTGATGAAGTAGTTCAAGTGACAGAATATCGTACACCCGACGGAACGTTCGTTGGTAATGAAAATGATGTTGCAAATCGAAAGGAAGCTCAGATGAACAAAGAAAAGATGGTAAGTGACATTATCACGAGCAACCTCAACAGTTGGGTTGAGACTGACCGTGATACTTTGATGAAGCTTGACGACGCTTCATTGGAGAAAATGGTATCGTCCGAAGCATTAGCCGCAAAGACGGCAGTCGAGAATGCCGCAAAGAAAGCTGCTGAAGAGTTGGCCGCGAATGAAAAGAAGGCCGCCGATGAAAAGGCCGCGGCTGACAAGCTGACTGCGAACAATCAGAAGCCACCGAAAACTGTTGATGAATATGTCAACGACGAAAGCATTCCCGCTCCGGTTCGGAACGTTCTGAAAAGTGGCCTTGCAACGTACAACGCACAGAAGGCCGCGTACATCACACATATCACTGCAAACGAGCGGAATCAGTTTACGAAAGAACAGCTTGAGCTGAAAGATAACACTGAGTTGGCAATGATTGCCAATTTGATGGAGCCTTTAGCTGATGAATCTGTGAACGACTTTTCGGTTCTTAGCACTGGTAACACGCAAAATGCAGAAACGCCGATGCTCATGCAATCGGTCATCGGTCCCGATAAGAAATAGTAGGTCACTCAAAACAGTTAAGTAATCGAACTACAAGATACATTATTCTATAAAGGAAGCTACAAATGACTACGACAAATAATAGGATTCACTCCAAAGGGCCGTATACTCACGAAGAGTATAATGCCGGAGAAGCTGGGATTTATCCCGGCATGCTCGTTAAACTGGATGCGGACGGTGATGTCACAATGCACGCTACAGAGGGTGGCCGTGCTGAAGCGATGTTCGCGGAAGAAGACGCGCTGCAAGGCAATACCGTTGACAAAGTTTATACAGTCGACGAACTCTGCTCAGTAATACTTCCTGGCCTCGGCTCAGAAGTTCGAGCAAGATTTCAAGATGGCGTAGACCTCGCTATCGGTGACCGAGTTGTAAGTGGCGGTGACGGAACACTCATCGGCCTCGACACACTCGATAGTGAGGCTGTTGACATCTTTGTTATCGGTGTCATGATGGAAGCACTCGACCTAACAGGTAGCGAAGCATCAACTGAGCGTCTTGCACGCATCAGAATCACAGGCGGTAACTAACCCCTATAACTGCGACAACAAAATAAGTTTTTTGAAAGGAAACATAAATGAATTTGCTTCAGAAATATCAACAGCTCGGCGCCCTTAGCGGAGACCCGGTCGACAGACTGCTTCAAGCTAATGGCGACGTGAACGTTCTTCGGCCGTTCATCGGGAACGACGGCGGAACGTACGTTACGCGAGTCAGTGCGTTGGGGCGCGTGGAAGTTACGCCCGTTCATAACACGCATGCGACTCTTCGCAAAGATGAGTGGAAGTATCTCGATGACGCGATTGTTAAAGCCGCAAAAGAACGCCTGAAATTGGTCGCCGACATTCGTGGCATGGGACTTACATTCACCATTCCGCAAGGCATGGGCAAAACAGTCCTTGAGACTGAGACGCAAGGCGACGTCAATGATGCCGTTGTAAGTATGGACGGTCTGAGGGAGAGCCCTGATGACAGGCCCGAATATGAGCTGGGTGTTTTGCCGTTACCCATCACGCACAAAGACTTCATGTTTAGTGCGCGTCAACTTCTGACTTCACGAAATGGTGGTTCGCCTCTCGACACTTCATCGGCTGAACTCGGCGCTCGAAAAGTCGGTGAGTCAGTTGAGAAAATCACGCTCGGCGTTACGACCGGTCTTGCATTTGGTGCGGGACAAGTTGTAGGTCTTACAAACTTCACTGGTCGACTGACTCAGGTACTTACCAATCCTACTGGAGCTGGTTGGACCGCTGCAACATTCTTGAATGAAGTCATGACAATGCGAGCATCCAGTGTCGCGGCGTATCATTACGGCCCATGGATGTTGTACGTCGCTCCCGGTTGGGACATTTATCTCGATGGTGACTTCAAAGCAGCATCAGATAAGACTCTCCGTGAACGGGTCAAAGCTTTGAGTGGTATCACTGACATTCAAACCCTTGACTTCTTGACAGGCTATCAGGTCGTGATGGTTCAGATGACCAGTGACATCGTTCGTGTAGTCGTTGGCATGGACATTACAACACTACAGTGGGATACCAAAGGCGGCATGCAAAAGAACTTCAAAATCATGTGCATCATCGTTCCGCAGATCCGAGGTGACTTTAACGGAAACACCGGCATCGTGCACGGCAACGTTGCATAGTAAATAGTTTGGCGAAAAGTTTTTGGAAAGGACTTAACAAATGTTTTTCAGAATTAAAAAAGGTGCAGGTAATCATACACAACCGAACGCTGAAGGTGTTCCAACCGTTTATAAAGCGGGCGATACACTTGAGTCAGATACAGACTTAGTAAAGTGTTTCCCAAAAAAGTTCGAGCGGTTAATGACCAGCGATGATTCACCTGCACCAGATCTTGCTCCGGGAATTCCGATGTCAAGTGCGGTTATGAGAACTGCACTTGATTCGGAGACCCCGGAATTACCGACAGTTGATGGACTTAAAAAAGATTCAGAAGAGTCACTCGGTGATGACATCACCAGCCAATACAAAATACCCAAAGGTAAGAACCTAAAAGTTTTTACTAAGGGCGGTGGTTGGTGCACCATTCGTATCAACGATGATTCGAAGCTCGATGAAAAATTGCGGATGAACGCTGTGCAAGCTTGGATTAACCTCGCATCTTAAGGTAAATGTATGCCGATATGGCGACCAACAAATGATTGGCAGGACCAAGACGTTTTTATAATCGGTGGCGGTGACTCTTTAAGAAACTTTGATTGGAATCTTCTTTTAGGTGAACGCACCATCGGTTGTAATGACGCGTATATGTTAAGACCGACAATTTGCAAGCTTTGTGTGTTCGGCGATGTCGCTTGGTTCAATGAGCATGAGTCAAAATTAGCACAGTACGCTAATAACGGCGGCGTAGTATTTACTAATGCCAGAAGACTTTATCATACAAAAGTTCCTTGGCTTTGGACACTACAACGAAAGTCAACTGGCTTGAGTAGAAGTAAACTTGCGTGGAATAAAAACACCGGCGCTTCAGCTGTTAATTTAGCATTGATTCTCGGAGCTCGTCGTGTTTTTCTTCTTGGGTTTGACATGCATCTTTCAAAAGACGGAAAAGCTAATTGGCATAGTCAACTGAATAAACGGTCTAACAAAAATGTGTATGCTGACTTTCTTGAAGGATTCATGCATTTAAGTATTGCATTAAAAAGTGGAGTCTTTAACTGTGAAATAATCAATGTCACTGATAATAGCGATTTAGACTTATTTCCAAAAGTTGCATGTGACACATTTTGGGATGAAAGGAAAACTCATGTTGCTTAGCTTATTCATTCTCGCCCAGTCTATTGAAGCGCCGGATGTGCAGATTCAAATTGGCGTTACAGAAATAGCTGCAGTCATTGGTGCCTTGCTAATCGTTGCAAGGGTCATTGTTAAATTCACTAAGACAAAGAAAGACGACGCTGCCGTTGCAAAAATTACTGGTTGGTTCAAAGTTCTTAAAGTTGTAACAGGGCTCGACCTTCGAAAAGGTGTTGACAAATACGGCCCGAAGTAAATTAAACTTTATGGAAAGGAACAAGAAAATGATTAAAAGAACCTTAATCGCAATCGCGCTATGTTGCCTGATAGTCATGCCAACGGTGACGCAGGCTGCCGGACTGACTATCTGGGGTTTGACAGAGCAAATATCCAGTGTCAATGGCGATAATTCATTGACAGGCAGGATTGGTTATGACATGAGTCTGTCTGACAATGGCGGATTAGAACTATTTGCCGGGAGTATTTGGAGGCCACGAGAAACGCAAGACTTTCCACAAGTGGTTGTACTTGGTGCGGTGCAGCACATGCCAGATTTAATTGACCCAAATAGTTCCGTGCCTTTTTTACCAGAATTGTTTCTCAACGTAATATCAGAAGATGTCCAAATTAGACCATACATTGGTGGACAATTTTCGATTAACTTAATTGACGAAGATGCTGGTACATACGGTGCTATTGTAGGTGTTACACTTAAACTCACACCGGAGGATAAGTCGGAGCTCGTGTTTGAAGCGTCCTATGATAAGAACTTCGGTGACCTTGCTGGTGTGCCGGATAATCAACTCAAAGGCTACATGGGATTCAGAATACCGTTTTAATCATGGGCAGTGTACAGCAAAATCCGAAGCTAAGTACCGGTGAAAAAGCTGTAGATGCTATTGGTAAAGTGATAATCGCTGTTATATTCGTTCCAATAGCAAAAGTTTGGCGTTTATTCAAAAGGAAATAATTATGGCCGTGAGAACGACATCCGCCGCCGTTGCATTAATCATTGACGTTGATGATGACATTAGCTTGACTTCATTTATTGAAGTTGCGAATGCGTTAGTTACCGAGTGTTGTAGCGCTGATGATTATGACGCAACTCGCTTAGAGTTAATCGAGCGGTGGTTGTCGGCTCACGTTTATACTATCAGGGACATGCGTGCTTCAGAGGAAAGGGCCGGTACAGTATCTGAAAGAAAACAATCAATGATTGGTTTAGGATTTGATACTTCGCATTACGGTCAGATGGCAATGAGGTTAGATACTAAGGGCGGACTGGCCGCGTTAAACGCACAAATGAAAAAAGGCACGGGTCAAACGGTTCAGGTATCTTGGCTCGGCGACAACGATTATAATCCCGCTTGAAAGGGCACCTATGATTTTTTTAGCAACGGCAGAGCAATTAAATAATGTAAATGAATCTATAACGCAAATTGGCGTTGGCGGTATTTTCGCTTTATTAGTTATCAGAGAAGTTTTTGGATTTATAAAGAATAAAAAAATCGCTTCAAACGGAAACGGGCCTGTAACTAAAACAGAATTCGCAGAGCATAAAAAAGTAGCACAGTATAAAGATAATTGTATGCAAGTACAAAGAACAATTGAGCAAAAGTTTAATGGCTTAACAGATTTAACAAATGAAAGATTTCGTACAGTTAATAAAGGTATCGAAAATCTCAGTGAGTTAATTAAGAACGGCAGTAAATAAATGTCAATTATCACTCGAATGTTAAAACAGAAATGCACGTATTGGCCTCCGGGTTCTGAAGCCAGCGGTGGGTTTGACTTTGATGATTACGGTCAACCACAGTATGATGTACCTGTGCAACTCAAGTGCCGTTGGGAGGATGTCGCTGAAGAGTTTATTGGACCCAGAGGTACAACTGAAATGTCACGGTCGATAGTTTATGTAGAGAGTGATGTTTCTCCGGGCGGGGTTTTATTTTTAAGTGAATTAGCCAATGTTAGTGATTTAACTGTTCCGAAGAATAACGCGGGTGCATGGGAAATAAGAAAATTTGATAAGTTACCAAATCTTAAAGCAACTGAGTTTTTGAGGACGGCCTACTTATGAAAATGTTTGAATTAAAAGGCCTTCCTCAAGTGCTTAGTAAATTAAAAGGTGCGACCACTGATATAAAAAATGACGCTGGTCGTGGACTTAAAAAAGGTGGCTTATTTTTGCAACGTGAAAGTCAAAAAATTGTACCAAGACAATTGGGTAATTTAGCAAATTCAGCGTTTACTCGAAGTCAAGGCTCTGGACTTCAAACAGACGTCACTGTTGGGTATACCGCTGAGTATGCAGCTTACGTACATGAAGATTTAGATAAAGCACACGGTAAAGAGTTTAATGTTAAACATGCAGATGAAATTGCGAATGCGAGTAAAAAAGCAAGAACCGCAGCCGGCGGACTATTTAATCGTGGCGAAGAACAGCAAGCTAAGTTTTTAGAAACACCGGCAAGAACTAAACGAACTGAAATGTTAGCAATTATTGCAGCGGAAATAAAATAAATTTTTAAGGAACAAGAAAATGAAAAAAAGAAAAATTGGTATTAAAGGATTTGCTCGTTTGCAAATCGTAGACAAGAAGTCGAAAAAGGTGGTTGGTGATTCTGGTTGGTTTGAAAACCAGATTACTAACTACGGTTTGAACAGTTGCATTGTTGCCGCTCCTATCGGTGCCGCTTCGGTTCAAGCTGCTGGACTTTTGTTAGGCAGCGGCACAAATCCGGCGTCTGATGCCGTAGCTCTCGATTCCAGTCATGGCACTGATTACTATTCGACTTTTGGACAGAGTTCAGTTATTGACAGTCTGACTGCCCGGATGTCGCAGAGCTTTGACGGTTCGGAAGGCGCAGTGACCCTTGCTAATATTGGAGTATTTGCTGCCTCGACTGGTTCGTTACTGGCAGGCAAGACTTTTGCTTCTTCGGCATTGGCCACTACACAGTCCGTGAACTGTACTTACGAATGGCGTTATTCGACGAGCTAAGATAGACAATGGAAAGGACATTTTGGCTGATGGCAAAGAGAATAAACAGGGCTTTATTCCAGAAGGCCAGTGGTATCAAACTTGATATAGGCTGTGGGCAATTTAAGCAGAAGGGATTTGTTGGATTAGACCAGTACAAGCAACCCGGCGTTGATATAGTTCACGACATCCAACAATTCCCGTGGCCTGTGCCTGATAACAGTTGCTTTCAGGTTTTGATGTCGCATATCTGGGAACACATAGAGCCGAAGTATAGGTTTGCAGTGATGGATGAACTGTGGCGAATTTGCAGGCATGATGGACAGTTGCTTTTAAGTTGTCCTTATGCTGGTAGTTATTTAGAAGCCGCTCATCCTGCACACTATATGTGTCCCAATGAGGCAACGTTCCAGTTCTTTGATCCTGACTTTCAACTGTGGCATAGTTGCAGTTACAAGAAGCCTCTGCCGTGGAAGATAGTCAGGAGCGTGTTCTCTTTGAACGGTTGTATTGAGATGATACTGGAGCCTCGCAAGGACAAAAAAGGAAAGCCCGTTATTCCGGCCAAACTTCCTGAGCAGAGAAAAGATGATTCGGTTGAAATGTCACCGAAGAAAGGAAATAAATAATGTCAAGTGATGGAGCTAAGATAACTGATGCAGTCGCTGTCGAAATTACCGAAACCGTCAAAACCGCACCTGTCAAGTCAGGTGACGATGTTGGAAAAAACAAAGATAATAAAAAGCGGAGTCGACGGAAATCCAAGAAATAGATTACTGATTGTCACTGCCACGTTGGGCCTTATCCGCATTGAATGGGCTATGTCCAGATATGGTCAGCCTACACCGTGCAACTGGTCGGCAGGTGGTCGTTCATTGGGTATAGGTTGCACTGTTCCTTTGCACTTTCTTGTTGCTGATGCTCAGAACTTCGGTTGTGAGGATGTAGTCAATCAAGGTTATGAATGGATGCTCTTGTGGGAAGATGATGTAATTGCTCCTCCAGATGCCTTCCTGCAATTGAATCAGTATATGAAGAAAGGTGATGTTCCGGTTGTGAGTGGTCTGTATTATCTCAAAAGCAACTATACTGAGCCGATTCTTTACAGAGGCTTAGGTAGAGGTGCTTACGAGGATTTCAAAGTAGGTGATAAGGTCTGGGCCGATGGCGTGCCAACGGGATTTCTTTTGATTCACAATTCGATTATCAAGTTGATGTGGAATGAGAGCGAGGAGTACGAAACCGTTGGTGGCAGGAAGACGAGGAAAGTCTTTGAGACACCTTCAAAATGTTATTACGACCGAGATACAAACTCTTTCGCTTCAGGTAGTGGTACGTCTGATTTGAACTGGTGCAACCGTGTTATCAAAGAGGATGTCTTGAAGCGTTCTGGTTGGCCTAAGATTGGCAGGAAGAAGTATCCGTTTCTCTGTGATACGAACATATTTTGCAAGCATATCGAATTGAGTACGGGGAAACAATTTCCATGAAAAAGTATAAAATTGAAGTCATTGGCAATGAGACCACTACTACTTTTGAACTTACACTCACGGAAAGCGAATTTGTTCTCATTGAACATTTAGTTAAAAGTTGTAATGCATCAAGTGCTGATTATTATTTGCCGCATTTGCAACCAACTATGACAATCGAAGAAATTGATTTGAGTACGGGACGACAATATCCGTGAAGTTGGAAGAACAGGTAAATGGCATTCACCTATAACAGTGCTGGTAAAGTTACTGCATTAAGTTCTGATGCTTCTATTAGTTTTCCGTTTACAGCGGGAGCTAATAGCAAGCTGGTCGTTCTTACTATATGTAATGCGACCAATGCTGCCGCCAAAGTAACTTCCGGAACGCCTACCTACGATGGGCAGGCCATGACGCAGTGTGGCTCTACGCAATTATCTGCGGAGGGCGGCACAGAGATATGGTATTATCTCTCGCCGGTTGCTTCTGTTGAGAAGACGGTAGTTATTCCCAATGCTGCTACTTCTCAAAATTTAAGATATTGCTGTGTTGACTTTACTAATTCAGGTGCAAATGCCTCCTTCTTCAATTCTGGTGGAGCTTCTGATAGCAGTGGTGCTAATGTTGCATGTTCGATAGCTTCAGTACCGGCAGATTCAGTCTGTGTCTCCTGCATGACTCACGGTGAAAAGGACCAATTTGCTTCAATTACAACAGGAATAACCCTTCTTACTACGCCAAGTATTGACGAAGGTAGCATGCAGACCGGTGCGGCGTACTCATTACCGGTGAGCGGCCCAGCAACGGTAACGCATACCTACGTCAGCGGCGGTACTTCCGATGACTTTAACTGGGTAATGGGTGCGTGGAACGAGGTAGCTCCGCCACCGCTTGAAGTCAATGTCTTTGATGATATAGGCGTAGCAGATACACCCAGCGTCCAGATTCCAATTCTGATGGTTCTGGTATTTTCACTTATCGGTTTGACGGATGCTGTCTCCATAGAAATCGTCTCTGCCGGTGCTTTATCAGTAAACGTCAGCGACAATATCGGCGTTGCCGATGATGTTTCCGAAGCATGTAGTCTTTTTGAATATGACAGTCACACTTACGCTTCCGGCGAAGATACACCTTATTCGATGGTCTATCTGAACGGCTATGTGTATGTTGGTCTTGTAGTAAACCCCGGTAAGTTACTTAAAATAAACGCCTCTGATTTATCCGATTACACTGTAAAAACATTTCCCGACGATGGCAATCATGGTGGTGTATATGATTTGATTTATAGCTCCACAAAAGAGAAATTATATGCACTTCATTTGGAAAGTGGCAGAATTGCCGTATCTGAGGTCAATCCTTCCGACCTGAGTGCTTCTGATGTAATACAAGATACAGGTTATGATTGTGACAACGGTTCTATCGCAACAGACGAATCATATTTGTACGTTTTGTGTTTTGGTGAAGCTTCTATTGTCAAATATGATATGTCAACGTGGGCTGTGGCTGATGCTAATACATCTCTGTCAAAAGCTTCTGGTCATGCTTTAGGGTTTGATGGAACAAACCTGTATGGTGCAACTACAATTGCGGGGTCTTCTATACTAAAAATAGCCCCTTCTGATTTGTCTGAGATAAACCAAGCTTTTACAGGCGGCCCTACGGATGATTTGGCCTTTACGGCTAATCATGTGTGGGTTGGACTCGAAGGAGGAACACATAATGTTTTGAAAATTTCCAAATCTGACCTTTCAGACATTACAAATATTGATACTGGACGGTCAACGTCATGCTATGGCACATTTTACGATGGCACATGGATTTGGGCCTTATATGCAGGCACACCAGGCTATCTTGTGCGCATAGACCCTGCAACAGATGAATTTACGACATACGCTTTTAATGGAACTTCTCCAAATGAAGTTTCCTTTCATTCTGGATTTTTATTTGTTTCTACTTACACCAGTCCAATATCAATATATAAATTGTCACTGAATTTAATCCATGAAATTAACGTCAATGATGCCATCGGTCTTGCCGAAGATGTTGCTGTCGAAATTCCTGGCGCCGGTGTATTATCAGTAAACGTCAGCGACAATATCGGCGTTGCCGATGATGTTTCCGCCTCGATTCCAATTCTTGAAGTAAGTGTTTCAGATTTAGTTGGCGTGTCCGATGAAGTTGTCGTTGCCATATCAGGAGCATTAGAAGTTTATGTTTATGATGATGTAGGTCTGTCCGATGAGGCTGTTTCGGAACTGGATTTGTACGAGATATATGTCAGCGATTTGATTAGTGTTACAGACCTAAGTGACCACGAGTTGCCATTATATAATGTCAGCATTTTTGATGATGTAGCAGTTCAAGATATTGTAGTCAACGAGATGCCATTACTGGAAGTGGCAGTAAGTGATGGCATCGGGGTATCGGATGATGTTGAATTAGCTTTATCTCTGTACGAGGTTTCGGTTACTGATGATATTGGATTGAGCGATAGTGTTGTTGTTGAGATTTCTATTCTTGAGGTATCAGTTAGTGATTCGATTGCTGTTACTGATGAAACTGAAGTCCTCATCCCAGTCTTGGAAGTTGCTGTATTCGATGCTATAGGCATAACCGAGTCAGTTGAGACATATTATCCATTACTGGAAATTGCTGTTAGTGAGGCCATAGGACTTACGGATGGCATCACAGCAATCCGTCAAGACGCTGCTACTTTGAATGTTTATGTGTATGACGATATTCAAGTAGCAGAAGATGTTACAAGTCGGTTGAATCTTTACGAATTGACAGTTGCTGATAATGTTGGAGTAAGTGACGAAACTGATGTACAGATTGCAGTTTATGAAGTATATGTCAGCGATGCAATTGTAGTAACAGAGAATGTAACTGGTCAGGTTGTAGTTCCTTGGTTCTTGCCCACTTCCATAACGGTTACTGTCCCATTAGACACGATAGGTTCTGGTAGTTTAATAGACGTTTATTCAGAAGATGACAATGAACTGATTATAGACGAAGTGACAGGCACGCCCGGATTTGATTTTGAGTTTGAATTTGGTGGTGACTATTCTGTTCCTGACCCTGATATGCAGCTTAACATGGTTGGTTACTATATAGGAAATCCCTCCCACATTGTTAAGTTACAGCAATACAATTACAACATATTGGACTGGGTGAATGTAACTGCCAGTGCAAATGATTTTCCATCAAGTGCGGTTGAAGAATCTTATAGCTTTAATCTGATAAATGACATTGACTACATATCAGACGGTAAACTAAGGGTTAGGTTTAATCATGTCTCTCCAGGAAACCCAACACATAGTTTTGTCATAGATCATTTATTTATCGAAGATGCAGCGAATATCCTTGATGTTTATGTGTCAGACACTGTCGGTCTGAGTGATGTAACGGAAGCCTCAATTCCAGTTCTTGAGATTTTAGCGTCTGATTCCATTGGTGTTTCTGATGATATAACGGCATCTATTCCTATCTTGGAAGTGCTGGTAAGTGATGCTGTAGGAGTAAGTGACGAAACGGCCATAGAGATTTCGATTCTTGAAGTATCTGTTAGTGACACAATTAGCCTTACGGATGTTATTGAAGTGCTTGAGCCGGTTCTTGTGGTTGCCGTTGCTGATGACATAGGAATAACTGAATCAGTTGATACGTTCTATCCGTTACTTGAGATTGTAATCAGTGATATAGTAGGTCTTACAGATGGTGTCACAGCAATCCGTCAAGATATTGGTACTTTGAATGTTTATGTATTTGATAATGTTCAAGTAACAGAAACTGTCGCTGGCTCATTAAATTTCTACGACCTGTCTGTTTCTGATGATGTTGGAGTTAGTGATGAAGTAGACGTTCAAATCGCTGTCTATGAAATATCTGTATATGATAATGTGGTTGTTGCCGATGCGATAACGATACAAATTTCAACCTTTGAAGTGTTAGTCACTGACAATATAGGTATTACCGATATTTCAGCGATTAGTATTTCTACACTTGAAGTTTCTGTTTATGACGATATTGGTATTGCTGATGAAGTAGATATTGTAGCAAGTGTTATTGGCGTTTTGGAGGTGGACGTTGCTGATGACATTGTTTTATCTGATGGAATATCTGCACACATTTCTATACTGGAAATATTAGTAGTTGACAATGTTGGAGTTAGTGATGAAACTAATGTTTTAATTCCCGTTTATGAAATTCTTGTCGTAGATAGTATTGAAGTTACTGATTATACTGAAATAGTAAATGGCACACAGCTCGACATATCTGTGTACGATGAATTAGACTTAACAGACAGCTCTGCGGTTACAGTCGTATCAGCAACTTATGATATTGATGATGTGTTAGCATTTTCACCTTGTTACATTATAGGCGCGTATTTAATTGCTGAGGCTATTGTTTCTTTGCCAAGTTTAGAAAGCGGTTGGCCTATATACACATCATCTTTGCCAGATGTTATAAATAACGCGTGCGCCATATATGATACGACTCCGAGACTTGAAACAAGAATTAGAATATCATATCCAACTACGCATTATGGTTTACAGATAAAAATCAGAGCATCCAATTATGAGACAGGTAAAGCGAAGATAAAAGCAATTCTGGCTTTATTAGAAACTGTAAAAAATGAAATAATAATACTTGATGATTTAGAGACTTACAGAATTGTTTGCTTTTCGAATATGTCCGGTATTATTTCTTTAGGACAAGAGGTAGGGACAACGAAACGGCGTTATTTATTTACATTAAATTTTGATAGTATTTTGAAGCATTTGACTCGTACGAATTGATGGCTAATTTATCTGATACATCTTGTTTGATTTTGAAAACGTATTTAGTCGCTCAGGAACTATTTACCCTGCCAAGCAGTAGTGGCGACTGGCCTTTATATGAAATGTCATTACCTGATGGAAATAACGTTGAAGATAACGCTGCATGTGTAAACGATTCTCAAGATGTTATAAATAGCCGGGACATGTCGTCCGGCGAAAATTTTAAGCATTACGGAATCATTATACAATTAAGAGCATTAGACTATGAGACAGGTTATTTGAAACTAAAAAGTGTTTTAACCGATTTAAGCGATGTCCAAAAAGTCGCAGTAATAGTGGGTACAAACTCATACTATTTTTGGGCAGCAACAAAATTCAGTGGCGTTCTAAATCTCGGCACTGAGTCGGGAACCAAAAGAAGATATAAGTTCGAGTTGAACTTTAACGTGACATTAGAAGAAGTATAATTTTTGAAAGGAATTACAAATGAGTAGAATTGATGACGGCTTCGCAACGACTATCGCGTTCGGAGACCAAGGAAGTGGAACAGGCCCCGGCATAACGTTTTGGGAGAAAGAAATAACTCCTCCTGGGATGGACGCTGGCGGCGAAACTGACACAACGACGATGAGAAACACTTTGTACAGAACAAAGGCACCAAAGAAACTTATCACAATGACGCCGATGACCTTAGTCGTAAGCTACGACGCGAAGTTCTACGATGATATTGTAGACATGATTAAAGATAACCAGCTTATTACTATCACGTTCCCGGACACATCGACTGTAGCCTTTTACGGATGGCTTGATAAGTTCATACCGGGCAACATCGTTGAAGGCGAGCAACCTACAGCGACAGTAACAATTGTCCCGAGCAATCAGACTGACGCCGGTGTAGAGACGGCACCTGATTACACTGCGGCAGCATAACCCACTTTAATATTGGAAAGGATTTAGTAAGATGAGTAAGGCATTAGATTTTTCGTTAGTATTACCGTTTAACCCTGTGACTTTAACAGACAAAGATGGCATACCAAAAAATTATGTACTGTCGGGTTTCGACGGTCAACGACGCGACGAGTGGTTTGACTTTGTCAACGAAAGAATGGGCGAAGGAAAGACCAAAAAGTTCACGGGTGTGCAGTCGAAGCTCGTCAGTATGTGCTTGCTTGATTCAGAAGGTAAGCAGGTTCCCGAAGCAGAGGTATCAAAGTTTCCAGCAGTAGTCCTAAGTGCTTTATTTGATGCAGCTCAAGACATTAACGGTTTGTCTGAGAAGTCGAAGGAAGAAGCAAAAAACGAATGACGGGTGAGAGGTTAAGCTGGTTCCGTTTAGCCTCTCATCTTCATTCACCTATTCAATATGTAAAACGGACTACGAGCTCATTAGAATTTACTGACTGGATTGTATACTTAAATGAAGAGCCGAATAGATTTAGCGCACTTTACATGTACATTGCACAGCTTACGGCTGAAGTTCGACGCTCATGGATTAAGCAGTCAGAAATACGAAAGACAAAGGTGAGTGACTTCGTAATTAAGTTCGTAGATGAAAAAACTCTTGTTAAGCAAAAGTTAGAGCAGAAAACAGAAGCTTCAAAAAGTAGATGGTTAGGATTCTTAGGCATTAAACGAAAGTAACTAATGGCAACAATGGACCTCGGTAATTTAATCGCGCATCTTCGTTTGGATGGTACGCAGTTTGTTTCAATGCTAAACACGGCAGAGAAAAAGTTGCGTGCCACGTCTGAAGCAATGGGGCGTGCTGGCCGAACGATGACTATGCGAGTTACTCTCCCCTTAGTGGGATTAGCTGCTGCTTCAGTTAAAGCGTTCGCGAGTTTCGATGATGCAATGACAAAGTCGCTCGCATTATACGGCGACGTGTCTGATGAGATGCGAAAGAAGATGGAACAGACTGCCGGAGCGCTATCGAAAAAGTCAACACAGTCTTCGACCGATTTAGCAAAAGCCTACTTTTACTTAGGTTCAGCTGGACTTAACGCAACACAATCAATGACGGCTCTTTCGGCTGTTGAACGTTTCGCAACAGCAGGTAGTTTTGATTTAAGTCAAGCGACAGAAATGGCTGTTGGTTCACAGGCTGCACTTGCTTTAACTTCAAAAGATGCTGAAGTAAACTTAAAGAACTTAACACGAGTAACAGATGTACTTACTGCTGCTAACGAATTATCACAAGCAACTATTTCTCAATTTGCTGAAGCTTTAACAAATGAAGCAGCTGCAGCGATGAAAACTTGGGGTATTCAACTCGAAGAAGGTACTGCAATTTTAGCCGCGTATGCTAAGCAAAATATTAAAGGTTCAGAGGCTGGTTCTGCATTTGGTCGTATGTTACGTTTTATGATGATGGGTGCTCGTGAAAATGCCGCAGAATGGAAAAAATACGGTCTTGAATTATACGACGTTGAAACTGGAAATCTCAGACCACTTGCTGATGTTATTGGTGACATGACTGTACTTCTTGGAGGCATGTCGGCTAAAACAAAAAGTGCAACGTTAGATATGTTGGGATTCGCAGCGCGGTCTCAACAAGTTATTCTTCCATTGCTTGGAATGTCGGATGAGATTCGAAACTGGGGTGAGCGATTAAATAATGCAGGTGGTCGAACGCAAGCGCTAGCGACCGCGAACTTAAAGTCGTTTACAGCTCAAATGATAATTGCTTGGCATCATATAAAAGGTGTTGCAAAAGACATTGGTGCAACGTTAGCTCCAGTCGTTTTGAAAATGGGCGAGCATCTTAAAGCTGCATCAACATGGTGGATGGAACTAAGTGATACTACAAAACTGTACATAATTAGACTCGTCGGTGTCACTGCTGCGATTGGTCCAGTATTAATTGTCCTTTCAAAATTAGGGTTTGCAATTTTAGGCATTAAGAGTATAATGATAGGCGCAACGGCGGCAGCAAAATTGTTCTGGGGCTCTATGGTGTTACCTGCTTCTCTTACTTTCGTTGCTATAGCGGGATATATAGGTGCGATTGCAGCTGAGATGAAAGTACTTACAGGAGAATCAAAAACTTTTAGAGAAGGTTGGGACGGATATTGGGATGATTATGTACAAGGAATAAAAGAGGTGCTCTCTGGGTATGCAAGTATCCGAGAAGTGATGGGCATTATCCGAGCTAATGCAGATAAACTGTTACCAAAACAAGCAAAACCAATGTTCGAGATGTCAGAGTATGCCGGAATACCAGAAATAATCAAGGATGGTCAAGATACGGGTTCATCAGTTGGTCGAATGCAAAGAGCAAAAGAACAAGAAATAGAAAATAACATAATTTTACTAACACAAGAAAAAGCACGTCTCGCATTAATTGATGACTACAACCAAAGCGTTGTTGACCAACAAGTTATTACTTCAGCAGTTCAAAAGGCTGAAGGCGAGGCTGGCAGCCAGATTATGAAAGACATGATGGCTGCATTAAAAGAAGAAAAAACTTTACTGCTTGCAGGAAATGAACTACGCGAACGCGCTACGGATATAATCACATTTCAAAACGCAGCGTTAGCCGAGAGTCCTGACAATCAAGAGTGGGTAAACAAAAAACTAAAAGAGTACAAGGACGCGTTACAAGAAGTCGTAGCATTAGAAGCGTCTCGTAACATTGAGCAACTAAACAAAGAATTAGATTTTGAATTAACTTTACTTGGCAAAATTCCAGAAGAGCGTGAACGCGCCGTAAAGATGGCTGAGTATCAAGTAGTTGTTGAAAGAATGATTGGTATTGAGATATTAAAAACAGTTGAAGGTCAACGTCAACTTAATGCTATGATGGATTTATACGCTGAGAAATTAAAGGAAATTCAAGAGGGTCAACGCGGAGTCTCAGCGTTTAACGTAAAAATAGAACAATGGTTAAGTGACGCTACAAACTTATGGGCAAATCTTGGAGATGTAGCCGTTGGAGCATTGGATGGTTTAACGAACACGTTAAATGACTTAGCAACAACCGGAACTGCGAACTTCAAAAGTTTTGTCGCGGGTGTTTTAGGCGAACTTAATAAAATGATTATTAAGATGATGTTAGCTAAAATGTTAATGGCCGCGATTGGCGCGCTTAATCCTGCGGCTGCCGGTAGTGCAGGGACGCCGGGAACTGAAGCGACAGGCCAAAACTTTTTGAATACTGGTAAATATGCAATGGGTGCTATGTTTAATCTTGGCAAAGTAGTTCCCATGGCGAATGGTTTTGTCACCGATGGGCCTACACTTTCGCCAATGGCTTTAATGGGTGAAGCTGGCCCCGAGGCAGTGATGCCACTGTCACGTGGCGCTGATGGAAAATTAGGTGTTAAAGCGCAGCAACAGTCCAGTGCTCCCGTTGTGAATAAGTTAAAAGTTGTAAATGTATTGACACAAGATGAGGCTCTTGCAGCAATGTCAAGTGACGCAGGCGAAAAAATATATACGAATTTCCTACGAAGAAAAGGAATCATATAATGGCTTACGAAATTGGAACAGCTGATGGTTATCTCGATTTGTTAGAACGGTTAAAAGACTTTATCAGTGACCCCGCGAGAGTAATTGGTGACCATCCTGATATGGATGAGCTTGTAGCAATTGACGATGACGTTGCTTCCGGTGGAAGTTCACAAGCTTGGACGATTGATAGTTATACTGCCGTCAGCGAAGCTGAAATGTTTGCACATGGTCCTGGCACCTCTGGTGTTGATGAAATTTATACTTGGATTGACACCTACTCAGATGTCGGCGATGATTATTATAATTGGCGTATGGCCGCGATGACCGGCTATTCGTCTGGTGTTGATATTTCTCTACAGCCGGGCGTGACACAAGGTCGTTTGCCAAGAATGTTAATGTGGGAAAATCCTATCCCGTATTGGTTCTTAGGCAATGGCAGAAGATATGTTGTTGTTGCTAAAATCTCCAGCGTGTATGAATGCTTATATCAAGGCTTTGCTTTGCCCTATGGACTGCCGACCCAATTCCCGTATCCGATGGTTGTTGGTGGAAGTGCATGCCCTATAAGCACGGTGGCGAATCATAGATATAGTTCAGTTGCGACAGATCATCGAGCATTCCCAAATCCATACGCTAATGCAGAGGGTGTGATAGTACAGGGAACATTTGATATTACAGGTTATTATTCTACATTAAAAGTGATGCAAGGAACTTCTTGGATAAGAATGAAAGGAAGGGAAGGATCAACTTTATATAATGATAATAATGTCTGGCCATATATATCTTCAGAGAATACTTCTTATGGTCCGGATAATATATTCACTAACAGTTTAAGAGAAAACATTGACGGCTCATATCCCGTGTTTCCTTTAATTATGACAATGAATAATCCGAATAATCATATATTTGGAGAGTTGCAAGGCTGCTATGCCGTACCGGGATATGGTGGTCTTGCGGCCGAGGATACTTTAACAATAAACGGTGAAACTTATATCGTATTTCCAATAGTTGCGAATGCCTCCAGAGGTGATTTTTGGGCTATAAAAAAGGAGTAAAGTAATGGGTTATCAAACAGGAACAGCGACCGGCCCTACGGATTTATTAGACAAGCTGAGAGTTTTTCTTTTGGCTGAAGGATGGACTGTAAATCTTTATACGGCTAATGGCACGGGCTACCGACTGCACGTTCAAAAATCAGCAAGTTCATCTACAGAGATGTATTTTAATTTTCGTTCTGCTGTCGATGAAAGTGGTTCGCTATTAACACAAGATAATCAAGACTCTGCTGATGGAAAAGTTACGGGCATAATAATAAATGGTTCGACCGGCTACAATGTGGCAGAAGACTGGGATAAGCAAACAGTGTATCCTTTGAATCTTAATTATAGCAATCTCGCTTGTGGCAACTGCATGACCCAAATGTCAATATCTGCTATTCCTGCTTATTACTTTTTTGCAGTTGAGAACACTGTAAATATTTGTGTTGAAGTCACTTCTGGCAAATTCCAATTTATGAGCTTTGGCTGTTTAGAAAAACAAGGCTTATATACTGGCGGTCAGTTTTACTCCGCTTCATTTTCAAGTAGGACACCTTATGGCGATTGGAATAATGGCCCAAGTAATTGGTATCAACCGAGTTACTTTACAGTTAATCCAAGCGGTTATCCTCATGGAGCCGTTTACGTTGATATGGATAGCGTGGCAGATTGGAGAATGGCGAACAACGATGCGGGCGAAATCGCATTCCCTTGTGTTGCGGGACAAACAGGCAATAGCGATTATTCAAAAAGTGGCATGGCTTCTATGTTCTGGTCAAAGTCACCTAATTTTTATAACAGTTTAGCAGCGGCGTGTCCCATTTATGTGTTTGGCAAAAGAAGCGATGATAACTATTCTTTATTGGGTTGGCCCGCAGGTGTAAGATTCTTAAACTGCACTAATTATTCAGCCGGACAAGAGGTTGTATATGGTAGTGACACGTGGAAAATATTTCACGCAGATAGTCTTGAAGGTGACTCATTGAATCTGTACTGCGGATTTGCTTTTTTGAAAGAAGTGTAATGGCAAATTATACTGGGACATTAGTTGAAGCCCCAAGTAGCATAGAAGCGGCTTGGAACGCAAGTGTATCAAGCACGATACAAGCGGCAGAAAAAGGTCCGCCTGCGTTTCCACCTACAGAAATTGCTACGTTTGACCCAATAGCCGAAAGTGATTATGCATTCGTTGAGCAAAGTGAAAACGAAACTGTTTGGACTGGAACTAAAGTTGATTCCTTTTTGGATGATTATTATTATCGCACGCACATGATAACAACGCCCATCGCTTTCGGCTCTATCGTAGCCACCGTTGAAGAAGAGTTTACTTTATGGAATGCTTGGTTTGATATTATTTCATGCTCGGCTATTGTAAAAACTAATGCCACTGAATATACACTTGACCCAGAAGTAACGCCTTTTAGTATCGCTCCACTTGGCAGTAAAGTTTTCACGGTTGAAGTTTCAGAAATCGGTGCAACGGAATTCTCTGCGACAATTACTTTTACATTAACGAGTGAGACTCTTGTTTTAACAATGACGGGAACACGGGTTGCGGTTTTTCCTTTTGAACCGTCACTGCCGTTATTAGAAGGGCTTGAGTGCTTAACTGATATAATCACATCGAAAGACGGTTCAGAGCAGCGAATGACGATTCGGCCCACGCCTCGCCAACGTTTTCAATTTAATAGCTTATTAAAAACCGAGCAAGAGCAGGCTCGATTAGACGCGTTGTTATTTCAATGGATGAAAAGAACTTGGGGCGTTCCTATATGGGGCGAAGTAGAAGAGCATACTGCGGACATTGATGTAGATGATACTGTAATAAATCTTGATACAACTAATGCGGATTTTAGAGACGATAGTTATGCAATTATTTGGCAGAGTTTTGACTCTTATGAGTCGATTAAAATCGCAACTGTCGCCGATGCCAGTCTCACATTAGAAACACCAGTCTTGAATAGTTGGACGGGTTTAAAATGGATTATGCCATTACGAATCGGGTATATGATTGGACCTGCTCCATGGGACATAGACACCGACACGTTCGGACATTTCAAAGGTGTTTTTATTATTAAAGATAATAAATTAATCACTACTTATTCTGCTCCAACTGAGTACGAAGGGCTACCGGTACTCCCAGCTACTTTAGTTGAAGATGGTTTGGAGAATTCAGTTGATAGTGAAAGTCATTTCATTGAGTACGGCATTGATTCATTTACGATGTTTTCAGATAGTGACTTTAATAAATATACTCAAAGGCATATATTTAGGTCGGATACTAAAGCAAAGGTGTGGGCGTTCAGAGAGTTTTTACATTACTTATATGGCCGAAGGAATCCAGTTTGGATAGTAAGCGATAAGAATGACTTCCAACAAACGCAAACGTTAGGCGCCGCTGAAACTGAGGTGACAGTCGCTAACGTTGGTTGGGCGCGGAATATGACGCTCAATACCTTAAGAACGCATATTGCTTTTACACTTTCAGATGGTACTCAATACTTTAGAGAAATTACGGGAATCACAACATCGGGTGATGAAGAAATAATCGGATTTAGTAGCGCTTTAGGCGTAGAATTAGAAGTCGGCGACTGTGTTATTTCTATGTTAGACAAATGTCGACTAACAGAGGACAACGTTGAAATGGAATGGGTGGAACCTGGGACTCTCATTTGTAGGACTAACTTCACGAGGGTAATAGCATAATGGCTTATCAAGACTACGAGATTAGTGCCGCTGATGGAATTCCCATAGAGCAATTTGATATTTATAATAGTGACGGCGAGCATTGGCGATTAAATACCTCTGCTGATGATATTACTTACATTGGAAATACGTACACGGCTGGGATGATTAAACGGTCCGAGATTATAATAGGTGGTGAGGTTGAAGATGATAATGTAGTGAGCTTGGAACTTAGTAGAGGCTACGACTTCACGAACGATTTTATATCGGGTCCAATTGATTCATTAGTATCATTAAATATTTATAGACAGCATGTCGCGAACTATGCTAAGATTTGGAGCGGCTACATGTCTTTCATTTCATTTGATAAAGACGGCGTTCCCACCTGTAGGTTTGATAACGTTTTAACAAGCAGATTTAGATTAGGACACCGTAGGCGATGTAGTCGCTTGTGCAATCACGCACTATATAAGACTGGGTGCTTAATCAATCAAGAAAGTTATAAAGTGACTGGCACGGTGTCTATCGTGGCGTCCACCGTTATTACAAGTAGTCAATTCGCAACTGAATCAGATGGCTATTTTCTTGGTGGAAAATTAAAAATAGGAACAGCTACTCGCTTAATTATTGCACACGCAACAAATACCGTGACTGTTGATAGAGCTTTTGTTTCCGCCGCAGCGGGTGACGCGTTTATAGCTTACGCAGGTTGTGACCATACACCGGCAACTTGTAAAGCAAGATTTGATAATAAACTAAACTTTGGGGGAAATGAATTTTTAGCAGTCGATAGTCCATTTGAAAAGAATATTGAATTATGATAAATGAAAACATCTTAGCTATATTTGGAATTGACGATGCTATTTTTTGGACTTATGTAGCGTTAATGGCAGCGACTGCGGCCATTTCATTTGCGATAAGTCAAATGACTCAAAAAGACCCAAAACCACCGAGTGTTAAACCCGATGACTTCTCTATGCCAACTCAAAGAGAGGGCACAAAATACACTATTGGCTTTGGAACAAATTGGATAGAGAATCCTTTGATTGATTGGTGGGGTGACATTTCTACATCAGCAATCGTTCGTCATTATACTGTCAATAAATGGTTTAACAATAAGCGCGTCTATTATACTATTGGTTATCATTATGCCGTTGGCATGAATTTAATATTATGTCAAGGAGTTTATGACGGCGTGAAGCAAATTAAAGTTGGTGACACTGTTGCTTGGCCTGACTCATCTGACCATACAGTTTTGAACGCAGACAGCGCGGCTTCCGCAGTTATTGATGAACCCAATTTATTTGGCGGCGAAGATAAAGAAGGCGGGATTGTAGGAACGGTCACTTTCAATTACGGTGGGTCCGCACAGGCTCGGAATGCTTATCTTGTTACTCAATTAGGCGCAGATGTTTCTGCGTATAGGGGATTAACTTCAGCGACTTTACAGCAAGTGAGATTAGGCACGTCGCCGTACCTTAAGCCTTGGAAGTTTTTAGTTAAAAGAACAGACTTATTAACTGATGGTTCCGCTCAATGGTATATAGCAAAAGCGGACATAAGTAATTCACTAAACGTAATTCATATCATACGAGAGTGCTTAACGAATCAAGATTGGGGTCTTAAAATATCTACGGCACTATTACCCGCAGCTACTTGGGAAGCGGCCGCTGACACTATTTATACTGAAGGCTTTGGTCTTTGTATGAAATGGGAAAGTCAAACACAAACATTACGACAATTTATACAAGATGTTTTACGACACATTGATGCTAAAATATACGAAGAGCCTACAACAGGTGAGGTAATAATAAAATTAATCCGTGATGATTATACCGCGGGTGACTTAACTGTTTATGATGATAGTGATATTGTTGATATGACGGGGTATGGCCAAGGCACATTTCACGAAACAATTAATGCGATTCAATTAACATATTGGAATATGCTACACAATAAGCCTATATCAATTCCAAACCACGACATTGCACTAATGGACATGCAAAATGGAAAATGGGTTGAGTATGAGGTTGAATACTTAGGTGTTGTTAATGACACATTAGCGTCTAAATTAGTCGCAAGAGAGCGCCAACAAGTGGGTTCTTTTGCGGTAATGATGCGTTTGAAATGTAAAAGAACAATGAGCGCTTTACGCCCGGGAGATACTTTCAAAGTAACTTGGGCGATATTAGGTATAACTGAAATGATTATGCGTGTTCTAAAAATTAATCTCGGCACGCTTCAAGATGGCCAATTAACAATCGATTGTGTTCAAGATGTGTTTTCAGTAGGCACGGCGATTTATACAACACCGGCTGATTCTGGTTGGACTGACCCACGAAACGAGCCCGCTGTTTGTCCTGACAGAATGTTAATGGAAGCAACATTTTGGGATGTGCTTTTAGACGCGGGACTTTCAGAGGCGCAAGCATTAGACGATGACAGTGGATTTTTAGTTGTGGCGGCAAAGCGACCGTCTGGAGACGCTTATGATTATCATTTGTATTTAAGAGATTCTTTAACCGGAGATTTGAACAGCGACGGTCGCGGACATTTTACTCCAAACGGAACTTTAGATGCAGAGCTTTTACTGAACGCCGCGAATGCAACAATCACAATGACAGATGAACAAGGACTGGCCGACGTTGCTGCGGGAGACTGGGCAATTATTGAAGATGAGATTGTGAAAGTTCTAACAGTCACGGCCGCAAGCAATCAAGTAAGCATTGCAAGAGGATGCCTTGATACCGTGCCCGCGGCTCATGCCGCATCTACAAGAGTTTGGTTTATTGGCACTGTATCATATATCGCTGGTCGAGAGTTCACAGTCGCGGACCAACCCGGCGTAAAGATTCTTCCACGAACAGGACTTGGTGAATTAGCTATCGGCGACGCGACTGTCCGCAACGCATCAGTGTTTGCAAGTCGAATGATTCGGCCATACCCGCCGGGCAATCTTAAAGTCAATAGCAGTAGTTATCCCGTATCTTTTTCGGGGCAACCTACGCTTACGTGGACTCATCGCGACAGGCTTCAGCAACTATCTGAGATTACAGAACATAGTGCTGTAAGTATTGGCCCAGAAGCGGGGACAACATATACGTTAAAAATTTACGATGAGAATAATGATTTAGTAAGAACGGAGACTGCCTTGTCGGGTGTGACATATACTTATTCTGAGGCAGATGAATTGAGTGATTGTGGTTTACCATCGGCCGGTGAGTTAAATACACAATTGAGATTTGTGCTGTATAGTGTTCGGGACGGCTATGATAGTTGGCAAAGTTATGATATTACAGTCGCTCGAGTATAAATTTTCGATAAACGTTTTATGAACTTTATACAGTGAAACAGTTGTGCAATTTTCAAATTGAACAGAGAATTCCAGTTTTGTTATTTATCTTTCGATATTGTTTGATAACTATATAATATATAATAATAATAATAATAACAAAGCATTTTTAATTACTGTATTTATATATGGTTATATCAATATAAATAAATAGAGATTTCGGTAGTTCCCGACCGATTAGAAAATTGCATCAAAGTTTCACTGTATAAAGTTGGAGAATTCGATGGTCAGGAAAGTATATATTGTAGGTGGTGGAAAAAGTTTAAGTGGTTATGACTTTAGTAAATTAAAAAACGAGGACACAATCGCTGTAAATGTTTCAGCGCTCGACGTGCCAAATCCAACATATTGTATTACTGCAGATTCTTCAATATTTCGTAGAGTGCAAGAGGGCCGTTTCAAAGACGTTAATACTACATGGGTTTTAGTTACGAATCCCGAACATTGCTCAATGAAATTTCGCGATGGGAAGTTTGTGCATAAAGATGGGTTCGTATATAACTTGTTTTGTATGAACATGGTGATTCGTAATGCGGGCGTTGAAGGAATTGGTTTTTCATTTAGTGATTTTAGAACGGGATACAACAGTGGGTTTTGTGCGCTGCAATTAGCCGTGTTATTAGGATACGATGAAATTCATTTATTGGGCTTTGATATGGGTGGAAAATACTATCATCAATATTACGGGACGACTAAACAAATTTCTGCTAACGCGTTTGAAAAGTTCTATAAGAATTTTGTACTTGCATTAAACATTTTGAAAGACCAAACAAGTATTAAAGTGATTAGTCGGTCGAAGATAAGCCGGTTAAATTCAACCATCCCATATGAACCACTATAAACACGAGGTTTAAGCGCCCTGGAAGACCCGTAGATGACTTAAAGATAACCAACCATATAATTATATACATTCTCATCAAAACCTCTTGGAAAGGACATGGATGATGCATAAACGATTGTCAATTTTAATTTGTTCTATAACCGAACGTGCAAAACTTTTGCACAGGTTATTAGTACATTTGAAAGTTCAAATGTCTGATGAAGTCGAAATCATTACTGAAATCGACAATCGCGAAATGACCATCGGAGAAAAAAGAAATAAATTATTGTCACGAGCAACGGGTGACTACGTAGCATTTGTTGATGACGATGATTTAGTGAGTGACGATTACATCAGTAAAATTTTAGCCGCGATAAAAACAAAACCCGACTGTTGTAGTCTACAAGGTGAGATTGAACACATGATGGGCCCAAAGAATGCTAAGAAAATGCAGACAGATATTTTTAAGCATTCAATTGAGTATGACCATTGGTTTTCAAACAACGGAATTTATTATCGGTGTCCGAATCATTTAAACTCAATAAAGCGAAGCATCGCATTGCAAGTCGGGTTTGCCCGTAAAAACATGGGCGAGGATTATGATTTTTCCACGCAAGTGTTTTCATTATTAAAAACAGAAGAGAAAATATCTGGGACGCTTTATTACTATTATGCAAGCTAAGAAAATGAAAATTCTTTTCAAGTATCCAACAAGAGCTCGACCGAATTGGTTCAAGAATACTCTTCTCACTTATTATGGTATGATGAGCAAGCATTGCGACTTTGAGTTTTTGGTAACGTGTGATATAGACGATGATCTTATGAACAATCCGACGATGAGGACGTTCATGGATAAAATGCCAAACTTAGTTTATAACTTTGGAAGAAATGCAAATAAGATTGCAGCTTGCAACGCAGATATGGAACTTGTTAAAGACTGGGATATTTTAGTATTAGTTTCTGATGACATGATTCCAGCGGCTAAAAACTTCGACCACACAATCGCTCAAATGATGAGGATGCATTACCCCGATACCGATGGCGCATTGCATTTCAACGATGGGTTTCTTGGAGAAGACCGAACTATCACTTTGTCGATAATGGGAAGGAAGATGTACGAAAGGTTTGGTTATGTATATCATCCTGACTATAAAAGTTTCTTTTGTGATAATGAATTCACTGATGTAGTTTATGCGTTAAAGCGTTGTCACTACGATTCATTCGTGGTCATTAAGCATGAATGGAAAGGTGATGGAAAAAACAAGGACGATTTGTATCGACGAAACTCAAGCATGGGCTCACCGGATAAAGTAACTTATCAACGACGAAAGGCGGCAGGATTTCCAAAATGAAAAATGTAATATCATATGTACTATGGGGTGACGAAGATAAGCGGTGGATTGATTTAACGTATGCAATCATTGCGAACTCTGCGATATATCAAGGGTTCGTCACTCGGCTATACTTACACGAGAGTGGAAAGGCATCGAGATTTTACCCATTCATAGTGTCACTCGCAGAAAAGTTTCCTGAGTTAGTCGAGATAGAGATAATCGATGAGCCGATTGTAGGAACGAAGTTAACCTGCTATCGCGTAAAACCAATATGGGAAGACGACGTTGGACTTTTGCTATGCCGGGACTTGGATTCAATAACAAGCTTAAGAGAGAGAAGAGCTACAGAATGGTTTGGCTTTCATGATGAAACTTTTATACATAGCATTCGAGCGTATCATTTACATACCGTCCCATACATGGCTGGGCTATGCGAGTTTAAGTGCCAAAAAGTAAAGCCAAAAATCATAGGCGCAGCGCCAACGTTTCAATGTTATTTAGAGTGGGGTGCGAAGCACATTGATAAGTGTAAGAACTGGGACTGGGGTTGCGACCAAGCGTTACTCCGAGACTTTTTCGGAGCGTGCGGATTTTATAAGTACTCAATGGACTGCCCGCAGTTAACCGCGCCATTAACAATTGTGGGCTACCCAGCAGTATTAGTAAAAGAGAGTGAGTACGAAAATGTAAGGCCCTCTGAGTGCAACATCGATGCGCTTGTGTATAGCAATTCGATTGCCCCAAGTTTTACAGGGCAACCGTACGATGCACAGCCTTCACAAATTATTGAACTCGCAAACATTATAAACAGTGACATCTCCAACATGGTTAAGGAACTCTATGCCTGATAACTTCGACATCGTAGTAGTGACATCTGCAAAACGAAAGCCATTAATCACGCAATACCTCGACGGTCTTGATGCTATCGTTAGCGTTACACCTGACTACGAATTAAATCCACACTTCAAACCTAAAGTTGGTGGGTTAGTTCAAAATCATCTCGGAGCTTGGCGATGTTTACGCGGACACCAAGATGCGATTGCGAAATCAACAAAAGATGCGATTTTAGTTTTTGAAGATGATGCGGTTCCGAATAGAGAGGATTGGTTAAAAGTTGTTAGTGACTCAGTCAAGTTACTTGAAACATTTGAAATGGTTTCATTTCATGGGCGAGGTTTTATTCCAGAGATTTTTGATGCAGTTAATGCCGACTTTATAAAACCGAAGAACAGAGGTTCAGAATGGATTGTCGCTGCGTTAGCGTACTTAATCCCTCGAAGAGTTGTTGAGGAATTAGTTCAGTATGAATATGATGGGACGCCGTGGGATTTATTTCTATACCGGCAACTTAATTATTGCCTAATGAAAAAGAGCGCATTTAATCATAACCGTACAGAGGGTTCATTAATCGATGTCGGCGCATAACATAATACAATTTACGCAGTTAGGAAAATTTGGTCGGTTCGGCAATCAAATGTTTCAGTACGCGTTTGCAAGAGCGTACGCTGAAAAGTATAACTGTACTTTAGAAATTCCAAGCTGGATTGGCGAAAAGATTTTTAAGAACGTTTCGCATCGGCCTATCTCTAAGCGTCTTAAAAGAACACCAGTTGATAAAGTTCTATTTGGCGAAGTCAATATTGATTTGTTCGGCTATTTTCAAAAACAAGAATTCATAAATATTTTATCTGAGGCTAAACTTCGTGAATGGTTTACGTTCCAAGATAAGTGGCTTGAGTACTTTGTTAATTTAAAGTCATATGCTGTTGCTCACATGCGACGCGGTGACTACCAGACTTTATACGCGAATGTTTTTTGTATTGTGTCTATGTTATCATATCAAAGAGCTTTTGAAAAGTTTGGTGTTCGAGAACATGATGTTTTTTTAAAGACGGAAGAAACGCAAGTGAAATGGCGAGACTTAGACGGTGACTTAATGTTTTTGCCGGACTTTTTTGAAATGATAAGTGCTGAACATTTGTTTAGAGCAAATTCAACTTTTAGTTTTTGGGCGGGATTTTTTAATAAGAACAAAGTATACAGTCCAGTAGTCGGAAACAAAGTTGGGTTGAACGACGTTGAGTTTGTAGAAGGAAATGAATCATCGATTGTAGCATGCAACAATAACTTTATTTTTGGAAAGTGATAATGAACTATTTAATTACGGGCACCACTGGATTTGCAGGACCGCACTTAGCTAAACTCCTATTAAGTAAAGGCGATAAAGTTTATGGTCTGATTCGTGGCAGCAACGGCAGAGAAATGGACTTGTTAGACATTCTTAGCGCCCACGAAATAAATACAATCAATTGGGTATATGGTGACTTGACAAATTATGCATCAATACGGCAAGCATTGTCTGAAATTGAGTTAGATGGCGTTTTTCATTTAGCCGCACAGAGTCATCCACCTACAAGTTTCAAAAATCCAATAGACACTTTTAATTCAAACGTGATGGGAACAGCGAATTTAATTGATGCAATAGAGAAAACACAGACTACGTGTCACTTCCATTTCTGCTCTACATCTGAAGTATACGGCAACGACTGTAAAACAGTTGGATTATTAAAAGAAGACATGGCGTTGCATCCCATAAATCCGTACGCCGTTAGTAAAGCTGCGATGGACCTATACGTGCAAGAGCGAATAAGAAATGGAATCATCTCAGGTTTTATCACGCGGGCCTTTAGTCACACGGGTCCAAGGCGCGGGCATAACTTTTCGATAAGCAGTGACGCGTTTCAAATTGCAAAGATGATGAACGGGCAGCAAGGATTTAATTATAAACTGTTAATTGGAAATCTCAAAACAAAAAGAGTAGTAATGGACGTTAGAGATTGCGTAAACGCATATTACTTACTTATGTCAAAAAGAATCCGCGGAGTTTATAATGTTTGCGGTGAAGGCGTTCATGAGATGCAGCATTTTACTGATTTGCTAATCGCAGCATCCGGATTGAAAGGTATTGAGCAAGTTATACATAAACCATTTTATCGACCGATTGATATTGAGATTCAAATTGGTGACCTCACTCGATTAAAAAGTGTAATTGATTGGCAACAACAATACTCGTTAGAAACAACTATGAGTGACTTACTGAATTATTGGGTAAAAAAATTAAAACATTAGTTATTAAAAATCCATACGGCGGACTCGGTGACCATTTGTTTATGTCACACCTACCTCGTGTTGCAAAAGAGAGTGGTGTGTTTGACAAAGTCGTAGTGACTAACTCTTCAAAGTTTTTGAACCCAGAAACAAAACATTTAGTATGGGAATTAAATCCATTCTTTGACGGGTTTGTTGATGATGATGTTATATACCCACAATTCGGGGAAGTAACTGAAGGTAAAAATCTTCTCGATGCAGTGTCTGACTTTTATGGAGTGCCCGATACAGGCATTCGTTTTCAAGAACCTGAGGTTTACTACAAGCCAAAATTGATACCCGAATTAAAAGATGCAATAATTTTAGAATGGAATAGTTTTAGTGGCAAAGGAATCCCGAATCAAAAAACACTCAGAACGTATTTTAAGAATAACAGCGTAGCAGTAACACACCAAATGAAGTCACTTTTTCGGAAAAGCGCGCCATTCGATGTTAAAACTATTCATGCGGATAATTTGTGTCACCTTTGTGATATTATATATTCGTGCAAGCACTTTTATGGTGTGCTTACTGGCTCTATTACTTTAGCCGCAGCAATAAGAAAACCTTCAACAGTTCTTTATGTCGATGGAGCTTTATCAATGTTCCGTCATTCAAAATTACACACTTACATTCATTTATGAAAGGAAACACATGCCAGTGACAAGTGAAATATTTAAGGCACATAAGGGAAGTATAAAAACTTTCATTGAAACAGGTTCGTATATCGGCGACGGAATTCAAGCGGCCGTCGATGCTGGGTTTAACTCTATTTACAGTATTGAGTTTTACGCGAACAGACTCGGGCGATGTCGTGCAAGATTCAAAAGCGTAGCTTACGTGAAAGTACTTCAAGGAAACAGTGGTGAGGTTTTAGCCGAATTATTAAAAAATATAAACGATCCTATTTTATTTTGGCTTGATGCGCATTATGACGCGAACATTCCAGAGTCAGACAACCCAGAAATTTTAACAGAAGCGCAACCTGTGCTACAAGAGTTGGAAGCGATTAAAAATCATCCGATTAAAACTCATACGATTCTTATTGACGACCGACGCATCTTTACTGGAGATAAGCCTACTTGGCACAATCTTCATGAAGAGACGATAGTCGCAAAGCTCAAAGAAATAAATCCCGCGTATGAAATAACAAACATCGACAGTTCACACTTTCCAAAAGATATAATTTTAGCAAAGGTACTATAATGCCAACGATTTCAAATAATGAAATTTTAAACATTGAACGGTATATCAAATCAAATGATGTTGTGTTTGATGTCGGCGCTTGTGTAGGCGAGTGGACCAACGAGGTGTTGCAATGCCATGAAGATGTAGTGATTCATCAGTTTGAGCCGTCGCCCTTTTCATTTGAAGTATTAAAAACAACGAACGCAATTCATAATAAATTAGCATTGTCAAATAGGATTGGTCAAACTTGCTTTTACTATTACCCGTCTGAGCCAAGACTATCTACAGAGTTTAGGCGTAGCTCAGAATTAGAGATGCTACATAGTTTAAAGCCCAACGAAATAGTTATAGATGTAACAACGATAGACGAGTATTGTAAAGAGCGTGGCATACTTAAAATAAACTTTCTTAAAATAGATGTTGAAGGCAACGAATTATTTGTGCTTGAAGGTGCAAAAGACATGCTAAATGAAGGTCGCATTGATTATGTACAGTTTGAATATGGTGCTTGCTTTTACGATGCGGGAATTTCTTTTCAACAGATATGGGAATTATTAAACTCGCACGGTTTTAAAGTATATGATGAAAGCAGTGTTGAAATTTTACATTGGCGCGACTTTAAAACTAATATGTATGTTATAACTGGAGATTGCCTTGCAATTAAAGAATGAAAATATATTGTATAAAATTTGATGGCTTACCATTTTGTTCTGAAGTTTTTCAAATGCGGGATAAAGTTAGCGGTCACTTGGTAAGGCAAATAGGTGGTTGTGCTACGATAGAGACAATGACTCAGATGCTCACTGGTAAACACTCATCTGAATTAAAATCACACGGCATTGGATATACGAGTTGGATGGATGCATGCGAAGATGTAACAAAGGCAGTCGGGCTAATGATAAACCGCCCGCAGCAAGCGCTGCCAAATTGGTCATGGCTTAAAGATACAGTGCCATTCAAATTAAACTGTAAACTTGAAGTGATGAATCCTGCAACTCTTTGCGGGTGCTTTGGGTATTTAAGGCATCAAAACATTTATACGCGAGTCGATGTAGACTATGATATTGATTCGCAACAAAGATATATTGAAAAAATTCAAGCAAGCGACGAAGATGTAATGTACGTATTGAATTACGTACACGCACACGACGCTTGTGAATTAAGTATGGATGAGAGTGACTTAAAAGTTCGACAAAGAAAAGCAAGTAAGTATTTCTTAGAGATTTTAGGCCTTTGGAATTTTAATGAGCCTGACGCGTTATTTTGGGTGTTCAGTGACCATGGGCATTGGCGTTTTCCTGAGCTTGGAGGTTATCCGCAAGAACACAACTTTGTAACTTGGGCAGTGATAAAAGACAATAGGCCTGCGAGAGTATTGCCCATGTCAAACTTTATCAGTGCAACAGATTTTTATTATTACGCAGTACATAATGACTGGCCTATTCATGATTTTTACTTTACTGAGGATTGTAGATTAAATATTGACTCTAAAAAATCAACAACAGCAATCGCTTGTAAATACTTAAACCCTATTTTCAAGTACGTAACTTATCACGAGCCAGACGATAAGTTTATTCAAAGAAACTATAGCTATTTTAATCATGAACTGACGTTTATGTTTGAGTCTGGAGTTGACGAAAACATTGTAGAGCAATTAAAGTTAAATTTTGAGTGGGTAAAATGATTATAGTTTATTCTTACTATGTTTTAGACATCGTTCACAAAGGTCATTTAGAAATGCTACAAAATGCTAAAGCAATGGCCGGCCCTGATGGGCGTTTGATTGTTGGTATTTTAACAGATAAAGCTGCGATGGAGAAAAAGCCAAAACCCATTATATCGTTTGAAGAACGTGTCGAATTAGCAAGAAGCGTTAAACACATTGATTTAGTTGTAGCACAAAAAGAGTACTCACCGTTAAAAAATATTTTAGCATTAAAGCCAGATATATTAATGGAGAGTGATAGTCATGTTCCTGAGTCTAAAGTTGAGCAAGCGATGAATGATTTGAATGGTCGTATTATTTGTATACCGTATTTTCCTGAACATTCTTCAACGCACATTAAAAAGGAGATTAAAAATGGACAGTCATAAAAAGTCAATATTAAAAAGCGTAATGTGGAGAGTCATTGGTGTATTTTGGTTAGCTGGAATAACATATGCATTTACAAGAAACTGGATACAAATGTCATTGACTACACTGATACATCACGGAATTTTCCTTGTAGTGTTTTACTTACATGAACGAGCATGGTCAAAATCTAAAATGACACCTAAACTCAAATATGCAATCAAAGCCATTACTTACGAAGTTATTTTAGGTAATGTCATTCTTGGACTGATTACATATTTTGTCACAGGTGACGTTAAACAAATGACGTGGATAACTTTAACATACATTCAATCAAAGTTAATTCTATATTTCTTTTATGATTGGGCATGGAGTCGAAATGAATAAATGGATGGTAGTTAGTTACTATACACTCGGAACTTTTTATGCACGGTACGCTGAGCACTTCGTGAAGTCTTTAAGGCGGCATAGCATCCTCCATCATGTCAGTGGGGTCCCTAACTTAAAGGACTGGTATAAAAATACATGCTATAAGCCAACCTTCTTAGCAGCATGTTTGAAGGCCTTCCCAGAGACCGATATTGTATGGGTAGACTGCGACGCAGAGTTCCGCGCCTACCCTATTTTATTTGATACACTTGACGGTGATGTTGCAGTTCATTTGTTTGAGCGTAAGCTGTACCAAAGAAACTCGAAATGCCCAGCAGAGGTATTAAGCGGAACGGTTTACTTAAGAAATAATGAAAAAGTTCGTGGCATTGTCGATGAGTGGGCAAAAGAATGTGAAAAGAACCCGCGGGTGTGGGACCAAAAGTCTTTGGCGAAAATATTACATGATGACTTTTATCATCTCCCTCCTGAGTACTGTATGATAAACGAAACAATGAATGAGAAAGTTGAAAGTCCAATCATCGTACATTTTCAAGCTTCTCGTGAAGTTCGAAAGAATAAATCTTTGCTTAAATGAGCGCGCACTCAGGTCCTTTCCAATAGTGATTTTGCTCGCCAAACTCTGAGTTGCGTGCTCATTATTTATTTTTCAAAATATTTTATTTTTTTGTTTACAAGTGACTATCAATATTGTATAATGGCAAAATTGGATTAAATTATAGTATGTTGAATTGAAAATAGAACAATAGGAAGTATTATGAAACAGTTGGACATCATTACTCAGAACTTTCTTGAGCCACTAAATGATAGCACTAAAAGACTTTTAGCGCCTATCAAATTTATGATGAATGATAGACTGCACATCAGTCTTGACGGCAAAGGTCGACATTTCATTTTTGATACGTATGCACTTCGAGAAAAGTTATATCATTACGAAAATCCCGACACTGCAACTTTAAAGCGCTCGCCATCTTATCGAGTAAGTCGCGCGTTCATGGGCCGAATCCCAGAACGGAAGCGCTTACACAATTCAAATGAACCTGGAGAAAAGTGGCAAGTTGCAGGCACTGACTTTACAGCTATTCTTATAAACGGACTTTGGCCTGCTGAGCAAGTATCATTCACAAAAGAAGCTAAAATGCTTTATACGTTCCTATTAGCGCGTTTTCTTAAGCAGACGCTCAACTCTCGCATTAAAGCCGCTTACAAATTAAAAGGCGAAGTTCCTGAAATGCCAAAGGACTTCATCGACCATCCAATTCGACCACTTATGTCTTTTCAAAAGACTTGTCTTGCAACACAGATTTTTGAAGAAGGCGCAAATGAATGGATGGAACAAGGCACAGGCAAGACTCCGATTATAATCTCGCGAATCTGCTACGAAGCGCATCGAGTTTATAAAAAAGAGAAACGAATGTACCGGGCATTAATTGTAGTTCCTAAAAACATGCGAATGAATTGGCATAATAAATTCATTGACTTTGCAACACAGCCCGGCAAACTTACGGTTTTGAGAGGTGGTAAATTAGAGCGAATCAAATTAATCGTTGAAGGGTTTAAGCAAGACGACGATTCAGAGTACACAGTAGTAATATGTTCATATGAAACTGTGCAGCGCTCTTGGGACGCTCTTAGAATGATTAAGTGGGACTTGTGTACACTTGACGAAGCGCATATGATTAAAAGCTTTTCAACTAAACGTTGGGCTAAGATGAAAGAGCTTAGAGACTTGTGCAAGTGCCGAACAGGTTTAACGGGAACGCCAATTGCAAATAACTTATTTGATGTTTGGACACAGCTCGAATGGCTTGGCGAAGGCCTAAGTGGGTTCACGACTTATAAAGCGTTTAAGAGGTACTACGGAAAGTTTGTAGAGCAAGATGGCCGTGACATTTTAACTGACTATCAGAACCTTCCGATTTTACAAGAACGCTTCTCGCGACTTTGTTTTATGATTAGTGCGGCTGAAGCGATGCCTGAGTTACCGAAAGAAACTTATGACATTGAAGAAGTTGAGATGACGAAGTTTCAACGCGATTGCTATATGACTCTTCAAAAACAATTAGCGATTGAAATTGAAAACGAATTGAATAAAGATAAAAACAAACAACTAACTGCGAATCATATTTTAACAAAGCTCCTTCGACTATCACAAATAACCGCGGGATATTTAAAGTGGGACGCGATATATAATGATGAAGGCGAAGTGCTTAACGCAGATTCGCAGTGCGAAGAAATTTCACCGAATCCAAAAATTGACGCAGTGGTAAATGGCCTTAAAGCTAAAGGCCCAAAAGAAAAGACAATCATTTGGACTAACTGGGTCTCAGTGATTAAAATGCTTTCAGCTCGCTTAACTAAAGAAGGCATTAAGCATGTCACTTATTACGGAGGTACAAGTGATAAAGACCGCGAGATTGCACAAGACAGCTATAATCAAGACCCGTCAGTAAAAGTTTTCATTGGCAACCCTGCCGCGGGTGGCCTCGGTTTAGACTTATGGGGACACATACCGGAATGGGCGGGAACAGACAAAGACCACGGCTGTAACACAACACAAGAAATCTATTACTCGCAAGGCTGGAGCATGATTCATCGGTCACAAAGTCAAAAGCGAGCAGTTCGTAGAGGAACGCGAGTGTCAGTTCGTGTAACTGATTTAATAGTGCCGCAAACTATCGACGAAGAAATAGCGTTGAGAGTAGTAAATAAACAACTTGTAGCATTACAACTGCAAGACGTGAAGTCTATAATGGCGCGAATCTTAAATTACGTCCCAAGCGTTGGCGAAGGAAATGGAAATGAGTAAAAAAGTTTTTATAATTGAGCATCCTCGAAATAATATCGACGTATCAAAGGCTAAAGACTTCGGTCAAATAGTTTATCTATTTGATAAAGACGATAGACGTTGTAGCGCATGGGACCATAAGAAGTTTGGCCGAACAGTGTTAGGGCGTCTTAAAGAGCTTGACTACAATCCAGAAGATGATTACATTTGCATCGTGGGCGCGGTGCTAATTATGATAAATAGTATTATAGCAATCGCACAAAGTCATGAGACGTTTACAGTATTATTATTTAACAGTATCGAAGGCGTGTATATTTCAAAAACTTTTAAGAAAGGATAGGACAAATGAAGTACAAGGTCGGTGATAGCATCGTTCATTTTACGGGAATAAAAGGAATACTAACTAAGATACACAAAGATAACAAAAACTATACTTTTGTATATTTGGATCATAATGGGGACCCAGCTTCGAGATACGTTGAAGAATGCGAAGTAATTGAAAATACAGAAATTAATTCTATGGGATTTGGAAAATCAAAAAGGAAAGGATAGGACAAATGAAAGTACTATTAAAACTATTACAAGAGTACGGCAAAATGAAAGCGACGTATCTTTCGGGCTATGAGCAATTAGCATACATACGTGATGAAGCGAAGAGTGGCAAGTACAGTATGGAGGATCTTGTTAATCTTGTGCATGTTTCACGTGAAATTTCAAAGCTCGCAAATGACCTACGTAAAGAGGCCGATGGCATTGTGTATATCCTCGAGCAAGTGGTTTGCGTAGTGTACTTAACGCAAGCAGAAGGAAAGCCGATTCGCGCTTCATTAGCAACCGGCTCACCTTCGATGAAGTTATCAGTTAAACTTCCACATCGTGAAAGAAACCCTGAAGAATTTGAAGCGTTAATGAATTACTTTGGCATTGAGCTAAGCTCATTAACTGACAGAGCAGTAAGACCGCATTGGCCTGCGATTTGTGAAATCGTTTCAGTGCTTGCTGAAGAAGGTAAGCCATTACCGCCGGGCATCGACCCAGAAAACACGTACCCAACTTATTCTTTAGTAATACGCTCTAAACGTGACTTGGACGAGTTATTAGTTAACTTTGAAAAAGCCTATAAAGAATTAGGAAAGGAGGATGAGGCTTTTGAAGTAGCAGTAAACGAATAAACAACAAACAATGAACAAATAAAGGAGTATCAAATGGCAAAGAAAGACCACAGTCAAGGTATCACTAAGGTGACACCAAATTTAGCAGTTCCAGATTTTATGATAGAAGAAACAGTGACAGGGCTCGAAGTGCTTAAAGAGTTCGTCATCCCACCGTTTATCAAAGTAATTCAAAAATCGGCGAGCGATGAACTGCTTCAAACGTTTTCACCGGGTGACGTAATACTATCGCCAGCAAATGCATTAATTGCTGAAATGCCGAGAAACGAAAAAGGCCGACCGATTGAGGGCGCGAAAGGTATTTTTCAAATCGTGCCGCTTTTCTTTTATCCTGAATGGATTACATGGAATCCAATTCAGTTAAAAGGAACGGAACCGTCAATCGTTTATCGCACCATCGACCCGAATGACCCAGTCGTTGCAAAGTCAAGAAGCGCTAAGCTTCGCTCGGAGCAACACCCGACTCAACCGGAGTATACAATCCGACACGTTGAGCACTTAAACTTTATAGTGCTGTTGCACAACCATGAGTTGGGTTCAGAGCCCGCGGTACTTTCCTTCTCAAGAGGGGAGTGGCGTTCAGGCACAAAGTTCGCCGCTCTTATTCGTATGCGAAAAGCGCCGATTTACGGATGCATATTTGAAGCGAACGTTAGTATCCGACACAATCCAAAAGGTGATTGGTACGGATGTGATATGACGAACCCAAGTGAAGGTTCAGCGTGGGTTGGAAAAGATGGTTTCGACGAGCTCAAAGAACTTCATGAGCAGTTTGTTGCACTGCACAAAGAGCAAAAGATTCAAGCACAGTATGACATCGTAGATGAAGAAGATGAAGCCGCGACAAAACCATCAAATGAGTTTTAACTAACGAGTCTCTCGCGCTATGGCGGGTGGACGGATTTACTTCTCCACCCGCCGTAACTTTTATAAATAGAACGTACCGAAAGAACGTATGGATGACCGACAACTGCAATCAATCTCTGCACTGAATGAATTGGAACGGTGCGGTTGCAAATACGAGTTCGCGACCGATGACGAGGTTAAAGTACTATGTCCTTTTCACGATGATAAAACTCCAAGTTGTAGCATTAATGTTAAAAAGAACTTATTCATTTGTCACACGGCCGGGTGTAAGGCTACGGGTGACATAGTTACGTTTTTAACTAAGGTCTTAAACACTACACGCCGCGTAATGTTTGAGGATTTATCGACCCGCTACGAATTTGAGAATGTGAAAGTCATAGATAGTAGTGCCGTTGAGCGTTGGCATAATCTTGTATGGACTGCAAAGCCTTTATTAAAGCAATTATATAAACGCGGTGTCACTGACGACCTTATTCGACAATACCGAATAGGACTTGACGACGGACGTATTTCTATTCCTATTACAAATAGTAATGGGTTAATCGTTAACGTTCGGCGTTATTTGCCCGGCGCTCCAAGTTCTGAGAAAATGAAAAATAAACGCGGGCACGGAGGTATTCGTTTATTTCCGCTTGAGCAATTAAAATATAAAACTATTATAATATGTGGTGGCGAATTAAAAGCGATTGTCACTGCCTCGAAATTAAATAAGCATGGCATTGGGGCGATTACCGCAACAGCGGGAGAGGGGAACTGGGACCCGAAATTTAATCTTTCTTTCAAAGATAAAGATGTATACGTTTGTCTTGACATTGATAAAGAAGGAAATAAGTCGGCTGATTCGTTATGCGCCCGTCTTAAAAAAGACGTTAATAGTATTCATAAAATAGATTTGCCACTTGACATTGATAAGTATCCAACGGGTGACGTGAATGATTATTTTGGAGTTGAGAAGAAAACTGATAAAGATTTTTTGAAGCTTATTGGGTCAACACCAGAATGGGAATCAAAATTCGAGTTAAGCGTTGAAGATACCGGCAAAGTACTTGACCTTCATTTGAACCAAGCGTCTCGGGCAGAGCACACCGGAAAACGAATTCGAGTAAAGGCGACGGTTGCAGCGATGGACACTGCTCCATATGTAATACCGAAAGACATTCGAATATCTTGTGCACGTGACCAAAAGGTTTGCAGCGTATGTCCAGTGTTCGCATTACCACTTGACGATAACGGTTTTGTTAAAATGAGTTTACACCCAGAGTCGCCTGCTATTTTAGAAATGGTTGCGACTTCAAAAATTACACAACGTGATGCAATTATGGCTGGTCTTAGAATACCAACATGCAAAGTTGTAGAATTTGTGCCTACGACTTATTTTAACGTTGAAGATATTCGACTTGCACCGCAGCTTGAGATTAGTTCACGATCAGTCGATGATATTCTACAACCCGCTTTATGCATCGGGCATGGGCTTGAGACAAATGAAGGGTATGAATTCACCGGTCGAATGTACCCACACCCGAAAACCCAACAGTCAGTAATTTTAATTAGCGAATCAGAAACTACGTGTGACGCATTATCAAGTTATCAACCATCGGACGCAGACTTAAAAGCTTTGAATGTTTTTCAGCCTAAAGAATGGACAGTCGAATCTATTGATGAAAAACTAAAATCAATTTACGCAGACCTATCAGCGAATGTCACACATATCTTTGAGCGAAGTGATTTACATTTTATCATCGACCTTACGTATCATAGCACTCTACTGTTTAACTTCGATGGCAAGTTAACTAAAGGATGGGTCGAGACGCTTATCGCAGGCGACAGTTCACAAGGTAAATCAGAAACTTTAATTCGCTTAATGAAACACTACAATTTAGGTGAGCGCGTCGAATGCAAAAATGCAACAGTTGCTGGGCTTTTAGGTGGGCTCCAACAGGTGAGTGCCGGCAATCGTTGGTTTGTGACGTGGGGAGTAATTCCAACACACGATAAACGTTTAGTGATACTTGAAGAAATTAAGGGAACGAGCACTGAGGTGATTGGAAAACTTACCGACATGCGTTCATCAGGTGTTGCTGAAATACCTAAGATTGAAAAACGCAGAACGCACGCACGTACCCGATTAATAATGGTTAGCAATCCGCGAGGTGACTTACCACTGTCCGCTTATAATTTTGGAATCGAAGCAGTTAAAGAATTGATTGGTGGACTTGAAGACATTCGTAGGTTCGACGCAGTTCTTTTAACATCGGCCGAAGAAATTTCAGTTGACGTGCTAAATAACTTACAACAGTATCGCCCAAAGGTAAAGCATTTTTGTACTGAAGAATTGAGTCACCGTCTAATTCTTTGGGCGTGGACACGAACGGCGGAGCAAGTGACTTTTACGCCTGAAGCGATTAAGATTATTTTGTCTGAAGCAACTCGGCTATGTTCAATCTTTACAGAGATTGTTCCAATTATAGACCGAGGCTCAATGCGGTTTAAGTTATGCCGACTTGCGATTGCATTAGCCTGCCGAACGTTTTCAAATAAGGACTTTCATACTGTTGAAGTCAAAGAGTGCCACGTAAAATATATTTCGCAATTCCTTGAAAGAATTTATTCAAACAGGATTTTTGGCTACAAAGATTTTTCTGATGCGGTCAACGCAAGTAACGTTTTGATTGCCCCTGAGTTATTATCTAAGAGGATTATGCAAACGCCGTTCCCGCGTGACTTCGTTAAGCAATTATTATATACTAATGATATTGAGTTTCGTGACGTCAGTGACTGGTGCGGGTGGGACAAAGGAAACACCGCTCAACTAATATCGCTGTTCGTACGCAAGAACGCTTTTCAGCGCGACGGTCGAGGTTATCGAAAGACTGCTCGATTTATTGAATTCTTAAAAGAATTGTTGAACTCAAAAGAAATGGAAATGGGCGACCGGCCCGACTATATGACTGAGGAATTTTAACGAAAGGACAGAGTAAAATGAACGACAAACAATTTGAAAAAACGAAGTTGTTTCACTGCAAGCAAGGCTTCTCGATTAACGAAAACTTGACTGAACTTAAAGAGCATGTTATCATGAGTGAGTTTCTTGAGAAGGATGTCGCTAACGCGCTGTTGGAACTTGCAACGATAATGGAAGAAATGATGAAAACGTGCACAGACCCACGACTTGCTCGAACACAATTGATGGTCGAAGAACTTGGCGAGGCAATTCTTGGATTAGCGAACTGTGATGAGCTTGAAACGCTCGACGGTTTAGCCGATTTAGAGTTTGTCACTAAGGGAACAGCGATTGCGTTTGGCCTTCCGTTGCCTCAAGCAGTCGACGAAGTATGTGCTTCGAACTTAACAAAAGCTCCACGTAAAAAAGATGATATTCGTCTACGGGATAAGGGGCCAAACTACGTCCCGCCGAATTTGAAGCGAGTACTTGATTTGCATCGTGGAGTGGAGGTCGATGCTATCCGTACAAATTGTGTGACAGATAAGCAAGTGACAATGAAAGTGCTTGTTAATAAAAAAGAGTCATCTACTTATCCCGGCGAGTGGTGGGTTTGGATTATCAAGGGTGGCGTGACAGGTTGCGAAAGTATACGGGCTGATGATGTACGTGAGTTTACTTTTGGTGGTTGGTCAGCATGTGCAGGAACTAAAGGTCGATGGGACACTTTATTTTTACCCGCGAAATCAATGCAGAAAATTGCAGAATGGCTTAAGGAGACCGAATAATGGCAGAGTTATCAGATGAGTTAAAAGAAAAGTACCAAATAGATGCTAAAGCGCACGCTGACTTTTTATGCGAGAAAGTTTTTAAGCCAGCTTTTATTATGGCTTTTATACATGGTGCGAAACATGGACGTGATGACGCGAAATGTAAATTGGACGGAATATGTTCGGAGGCCACAAATGAAACATAAAGGTGTAGGAGTTCACTGTTTTGCGGGTGGGTTTACAATGGGCATGAAAACTGTGATGCCGGTCGTAGGTCAATTAGAGATTCACAACTTCGGTGGAGAAACGTGCAAGGCGCATAAGACGAAGTTCATGAACGCTGATACGTGGCGAGGTTGGGATGACTATAAAAGTGAATGGGAAGGCTGTTCATTTTGTTATGGCAATCCGCG